TCATTTACTTTCTTGGCTAGAGCTGCCGCTTCTTCTAGTGATAAGTTATGGTCCTTCATTAAGGATAGAGTCTTCTCTGCCCACTTAGCTCTAACTTCCGCAGCCTCCTGTGCTTCCTTGTCTCCACTTGCCTGCGCTCTGATTGCTTCGAGCTTTATCTCTTTAATCTTTTCCTCTAGCTCTTCTAGCTCCTTCTTCGCCTTTTCCTCGGAGCTTGTGTCTTCTCCTCCTCCTGCTAACTCTAAGTCCCCAGACTGCTTAATTATAGCTTGGAGAGCGTCTAATCTCTCCTGTAGAGCTTTCGCTCTCTTCGGATCTGTTTCCTTTTTTATCTGATCCTCTAGGGTCGCAGCTAAATCCTTACTAGTTTTAATCTCATTTTCTGATGCTTTGATTCTCTCCGCTTCCGCTTTAGCTTCTATCTTCCGCTCCTCTTCGATCATCTTTACTCGTTCCTCGATCATCTTTTTACGAGCGAGAGCGAAATTTAGACCGACGTTATCGATTCCAGCTTCTTCAAAAGCACCTTCTGATTCTAGCTGCAGCTTCGCTGTAAACTCTACATCACTCAATCCACTCATGTAGATCTGTCTCGCGATAAAGTCTCCCATCGCATCCATCCCATTCTTTATGCCACTGAGCATTCCAGCTAGAGCTTTAGTCAGCATCGCGACTGCTGGAAGAATCGTAGTTCCTATCTCCGTCCCAGTCTCCTTTAAATTCTTCTTTAGAAACTTTACCTGATTAGCCGCGCTATTTGCAGTCGCTGCTGCGTCTCCGTTTGCTTCGCCTAAGTCGCGAATCATAATAGACTGAACTGCTAGAGCTTTCTGAGCAGCGTTCATAGAATCCGCTCCGTCCCAGATTCCTAGAGTTAGTCCTTCCTGCTTTAGTCGAGCCTCGTTAATTACGATACCGAGCTGCTTTAGTCCTTCGAACTCTCCCGCGACTGCTGCTCTAATTTTACCGAAAGCTTCCTCGATCGGAAGATTATGGAAGCTCGCGATATCTCCAGCGACTTTAACCATCTCGACGGAAAAGATCCCTGCGGCTTTAGCATTTAAGCCAAAAGCTTTTCCCATCGCTGCGAACGTAGCTAGAGCGTCTTGCATCTCCGCTTTCGTGCTAGGAATAGTCTTTCTTAGCTTGTCGACCTCCTCGGCCATCTTCGCCGTAGCTGGACCGAATACCGCCTTAAACTTAGACGCTGTCTCGCCAGCAGCTAGTCCTAAGCTCATTATACTCTTTACTAGTCCGACACCAGCGAAAGCGGCGCCCATTCTAAGGAAGCTCGCTCCTGCGGTTTTAGAGAAAGACTTAATCCTTCCCTTGGCTGTTTTAAGTCCAGAGGCGAGAGCCTTCGTGTCGATTCCTATTTTAGCGAGAAGAGAGAATTTAGCCATCGGTCTTTAGTCTTTTAAGTTCGTCGGCTTTCGCCTGTTGAGTAATTCCGTTACGGAGAGAATACTTATCTCCGAGATTCCTGCTAGTTATCCTCTGTAATAGCTGTAGGACAGTCGCGAGCGGCAGATCTAGTATAGACTCTATACTCCATCCGTAATTATACGCCAAGCTGTCTACGAGCGATATAGTCGATACGGAGCTATCGAAATCGTCTTTAGCTGCCTTATTAGAGGATCCGAAGGCAGGCATATCGTTGAACGCCGCGCTAAAGTAGCAGATAAGCTCGGACTTTACGTCCTCGTTCTCTCTTAATAACTTAGCAACTTTCCTAACATATCTAGTTTTAAAGTAATATCGATCTTTCGATATCATAAAAACGAGCGCGACTAGATCGTCTAACTCTGGTGTCTCTTCGCATACTAGACGATTCTCGGAGAACTCTAAATGAAGGATATCTCGTATAGATATCTGTCTTAGCTTTAATCCTCCGATGTCTTGCTCGACTCCGATAACGGCTTCGAGCCGCAGCCTCTTTTCAAAGGCTGCGGCGTCTGCGATGCGCTCTCTGGCGGCATCATCTAAACTGACCGCCTTTAAGTGCATTCTATATTAATTTATAGAGACATATCCGCTAAGAGAGAAGCGACGATAGTCAGCCTGTGTCTCTGTAAGATCTACGCTTGTTAAGCGAACGGAGTAAGAGCCGTAAGTGATAACGTCTCCGAGAGCGGGAGCTGCTGCTGAGTCTCCTAGTTGCACAGTAAGAGAGACTTCTTCACGCTGTGGAACGATAGTCGAGCCGAGAGGCTCGCCGTCTCCGTTATCGAGATCGACTCGATTTGCTGGGGTTGTTAAAGAGAAGCTTTCGACGATCATGCCGTCGAACTGTGGTTCGTTAATACCGAAAAGCTCGGTTCCGTCTTGTATAATAGCCATAATGATTTTGTTAATTAAAGTTTAAATTTAAAGTTGAGGTTCAAAAAAGCAGAGACTGTCAATTTTAGAACTGATCTGGATTGATCGTAAATTTCATCTCGTAAGTAAGAGTCGAGACTGCCAGATCTCCGTCCACCTCGAGTCCGTCCCCAGACGGCTTCATGTATTTAACTTGATAGTATGGCAGGATAGGAACTCCATCGTCTAGGGTCGTCCAGTTGTCTGCGTTTAAAAGCATCGCAGCGCGAACCGACTCTCGATAAGATCTGTGATTCGTCTGCGTTCCGTCTATCGCAGCGTCTGAGACGATCGATATCGAGAGCGTCAAATTATACTGCGTATATTCTAGAACGTCTCCTGCTACGACTGTAGGAGGATCGTCAGCTCCTCCTATTTCAGCTCGTATAGTAAGACGAGGAGAAACGAATGTCGATTGATCTAGCGAAGCGTAGAAGCTCGAAGCAGGAAGCCCTGTCGCAGTTTCTAGAAAGATCTTCGCAGCGTCCTCGAAGTTAGTCTCTAAGTCTAAGAATCCCATTTTATCTCTGATATTGAGCCGCGCAGTCGAGTCGTCGAGTAACTCCGACGGAGTCGTCGTGGACCCCTACAACCTTGTAGTTAGTAGTTCCGTCCGTTAAGATAGTTCCTTTAGACGGAAGGATAGAGTAATCCGCTCGAGCTATATAGAACTTAGTATCGATTAACTCCTCGCGTCCGTCCTCGTAAATTTCGAAGCTCGACTCCGAGTCCTGCTTGTTCGCAGAGTAAGTCTCTCCGTTACTAGGAAGAGAAGTAAGCGAGACGTTTATCTGCGCGATCGCGAACTTTAGATTATCCGATATCAAATCTGTAAGGCTCATTTAATAATAGTAGCAATGTAAACACGAAAGAGCCTCTCGCTTTTACGAGAGGCTCTAGAAGTAATAAGGATCGATTAAGCTGCTGTAATCTTCTCGCAGGCGTTGGTGTTAATGATCGCCTCATCTACGCTATTGAAGACGCGAAGGACATCGCTCTTAATAGGCTCGTCGCGATAAGTCTCTGCGCTGAATACGCCTCCGTCTGGAGAGTAAGCGAGAGTCCGACCGAAGCCGCCGTTAGCGAAGTCGCCGCCGCCTACTTGACCTACGAAGTAAGTCGAGTCGGACCAGATCTTAGTGCGAGCTGCTGCTTTACCCTTTGCAGCGCTGTTGTAGCGAGTTGGGCAGAGGATGATTTGATTAACGCCGAGAGCGTCGAGGATGACCTGGCGATTGGTGTATTGACCATTTCCGTTAAAGATCCCGCGAACGTCTACAGTGTTAATCATCTCGTTGAAGAGAGAAGTCTCGATGATAAGAGCGAGACTATCATAGAAGCCGTTTCCGTTGAGACGCTCAACTGCGTTCTGGATCGAGCTGATTGGCTTAGCTGCGTCTGCGTCAGACATCGCGCCGCCTGTTTGAGCAGTCGCGTTAAACGCTGCGCCATTGATAGCAGAAGCTACACGGAGTTCGTGGCCTACCATGATATCGCGCTGAAGCTTCTGAGCGATAGCTGCTGCCGAATCGGATACGCCGTCGTCGCTTGCTTTAGTAAGATCTTCGTCTGGAAGCAGACCCTCTAGAGCGTATTGCTGACAGGAGTAGTCTTGCTGGCCGTAAGCGAAGTCGCGACGAGCGAATGCAGAACCAGCAGCGCGAGCTACCGATGCGTTAAGATCGAACTGATCGTCGCCGAATACAGGATACTGACCTGTCTTAGTTGCGACATCGCGAACAGGAAGGATCTGAGTTCCGACGAATTGATTCTCGCCGATTTTGTTAAGTGCCTCTGAGAGGACTGGGTTAAAAGAAGCTGAAGTATATAAGCTCATGATATATTATATTTAATTGATTAGTGGATTGGTGTGACTTCGATGACGTCGCCGTCCGCAGTCGCTGCTGTTAGAGTAATGCCGATGACGTCGCCGCTAGAGCCAGATGCGCTTAACTTACCTGCTGCGTCGCCGTAGACGATGTCGCCGATCGATAGAGCTTCTGAGGCTGTTGCGTAGCTTGTGCCGCCGCCATGCGTTAGAGAGATAGTAGCTGCCTCGCCAGAAGCGGCGGGAGCGATAGTAAATCCGACCTTAGGCTCGCTTGCAGATGCAGTAGCTTTTATGACGGTTCCGTCTGATTCGACTTTTACGAGCAGATAGGCATCGAGTGCTTCACCTGCTACGAAAGTGCGGGAGTTATTTTGAACAGTAGTTGCTGACATAATGATTTTAGTTTAGATTAGTTAGGGTATGCGATAACTTCGATGACGTCGCCATCTGCAGTTGCTGCAGAAACAGCGAGTCCGATTCGTTGCGCACCGACTCCAGTAGCGGAGACTTTACCTCCAGCCGCAGAGTAAATGACTTGTCCGATAGCGACTGCGTCGTCTGCGATTGCGTAGCTAGTGCCACCACCAACGACGAGAGAGATTGTAGCTGCTTCGCCAGAAGCGACAGGAGCGATAGTGTAGCCGATTTGAGTGGATGTGCTAGTTTCCGAAGCCTTAGTTACTGAGCCGTCAGACTCAATATCGACAAGCAGATAGGCATCGAGTGCCTCGCCTGCTACGAAAGTGCGGGTATTGTTTTTTACAGTTGTTACTGACATGATAATTATATTTTAGTGATTAGACCTTGAAGATTTCTGGACGATCTTTGCCGAGGCGAAGGGTCGCTGCGAACTCTGAGATATTGTTTTCCTTTGCGAACTCGGAGATAACTTTAGCGCGACTCGCTTTACTGGGCTCGTAGACTTCGGCTCCTGTAGGAGCCTCGATTAGATCAGAGCCTTCGATAAGCTTAGATTCCATCTCTGCTTCCTTATCGCTCTTCTCTTCTAGCTCTTCGCCTTTCTCGGATAGATCTTCGTCTTTCTCTTCGAGCTTCGACTTTAATTCCTCGATCTCTTCGAGCTTAGAGGCGATGTCTTTTTCGAGTTCTTCGATCTGCTCCTCCATAGGACGAGCGTCTGGAAGAGTTTTCTTATCCTCGAGTTCTTCCTCGGAGTCTTCTTCGAGTTCCTCCTTAGAGTCCTCGATAACTTCCTCTTCGGAGTCTTCGACGACTTCGACGACTTCTTCTTCTACGAGAGAGTCCTCTTCCTTTTCTTCATCTTCTTTTAAGGAGAGTCTAAGCTCTTCTAGTAGAGCTTCGGATTCTGTTACGCTTAGAGCGAGCGATTTATTCTGCTCCTCTAGTTCTTTATTAAGTTCGATAAGTTCTGCTTTGGTCATCTTGTTAGTGGGTTTGGTGTCAATTTTAGAAAATAGTCCGCGTTCGTTCGCGGCAGGACTATCGACAAAGTCTGCGCTAGATACTTCTTCTACACGGATAGATGGATAGTCAAATAATGCATTATCTGGAGCTTCCTCGGATGGAACGTCTCCGTCCTCCGTAGACCATACAGAAGTCGCAGAGAATACTATAGAGAGGCCAAATCGATCGGGCATTTTCTCAGCCATCTCGAATAGTCTATTATATGTTCGAGCGTCGTCATCTCGGAAGGATTCGAAAGCTTTAAAGTCTCCGACGAGTCGATCTCCTTCGATATTAAAGTTATCGAAGTATCCGATCTCGCGAGTAAGACGATCCTCGAAGATAGCACCCGAGTGAGTTATGTAAGCAGGAAGACGAGTCCCGTCTAACTGATCGAGTAAAGTTTCTAAGGAACGACTATCGACGTAGAGATCGTGCCCCTTTGCTAGTCCTATAGAGATTAAAGATACGGATAACATAGATCCGATATCCTTATCTACTTTCGTCTCGAGGATACTAGAGACACCGAATGATAATTTTTTAGACATACTATCCTTCTTCTTCTTGTCAATTTGCTCGAGCTTTCTATTGGCCCATTCTACGCCAGAGGTTCCTCCCCAAGCGTCCCACATTAGACCTCCGCATCCTTCCGAGTAAGGAACGTCCTTACTCTTCTGATGTCTCTTAAAGGACGACATCCGAGCGATCGTATCTCTACTGATCTTCTCTCGCTTCGCTAACTGATTAGCTCGAGCCCAGCCTACAGGAGTTCCGCATTTATTATCAGGATTCTCCTCCTTATACTTTAAAGCTCGCTTCGCGTTATTCGTAGCGGATTCGGGGTAGTCGTTATAAGTCTCGGATAGAAGATCCTCCTCTACGCTCTCTAGAGTAGCATTAGCAGTGTCTAGATCGTCGCTAGATACTTCGTAGCTATTATCTACTAGAGAGCCTCCTGTGCGCCTTAGAGCGTCTAGAGCAGGATCCTTCTCGTTATTACTAAGAGTCTTCATTCGTTTGTGCGATCTTTCTAGCCTGTTCTTCCGATAGTCCGAAGACAGAGGTTAATATTGTTACTACTTGCTCCGCTCCGATAAGTCCTTCTCCTAAGTTCTTAACTAGCTCCGCGATCGCTGTTACGCCTCCGACTCCGATCTTAGTAATAAGCGGCTCTTCGACGACATCCTCGTCGTCGTTCTCCGCGTCGTCTCTCTGAGCTTTAAACTGCTCCGCTGTAGTTAAGTCCGAGAAGTTCGCGCTCGCGCTTGTATTGTAGAAGTTGATTAGATCATACCAAGATCCTAGGTTATACTCCTTAGCGATCTTCTTAGCTTGGCTTATGTTCTGAGCCTTTCGGACCATAACGTCCTCCGCCGTATATCCGAACGGAGCCGTGATATCGTCGAGAGACATGGCGCCGGCTCGGAAGTATTCCATATCGGCTTTTACTTGTGCCGACTTATTGATCCATCTAAACGCAGGACGCTGCCAGCGAACCTTAAAAGGATTAACGGAATTAGATACGTCGATCTTCTCGGAAGCAATCTGCTGCGATAACCAGCGACGATAGAGACGGTCCATTACTCGGATTAGATCCGACTGATAGCTCTCGACTGTCTGCTGATATTGCAAGACAACGCCCTGAGACGCGGAGAACGAGCTGCCGCCGATCTCCATTAAGAGGAACTCTAGCGGAATGCCGACCGCGCTTCCGACTTTACGTAGGAGATAGCTTACCCATTCGATTCCGTCTACGTTTGGTCTTCCGTTCGCTCCGATAACGCTAATGTCTTCTCCAGGCTCTAAGTAGTGAAAGCGTCCAGGCTCGAACTCCTCTAGGTTTCCTAGGGCGTCTTGTTCGCTTCCATCTAGTCGATTCTGTAGCTCGAACTCGTAGGAGTTCTCTCGCTTTACTGCGACCGCGAGAGACGCGCTAACTTTAGCGGCCATCATCTCGACTCGATCGTATTCGTCGCAGTCCTGTAAAGTATTAACCACAGTAGCGAGTTCTGGGACTCCTCGATACTGATTAGGACGGATCCGCTTTAGGAAAGGAATAAAGTCGCGAGCGGGGATAAGCTTAGTATCTCGAAGAGTCCCAGAGACTCGATTCCCTACGACGTATCCAGTCGGCTTTCCTATATTATCGATCTCGACTCCGTTCTGATAGTTCGATTCCTCGCTAGAGGTAAATTCTCCGTTAGGGTTTCCGATTCGAGAGCCGTCGATAAACTGAACCTGATCCTTTCCTACGATTAGACCGCAGTCTCCGTAGAATAAGAGCGCGTCGATCATCTGCTGTTGTAGCTCTCGCATATCGAGCATTCCGCTCGACTCTGGAGACTCGGCGAACTTGTGCCAAGCTTCGAGGATCTTCGCGTCCGTCTCTCCGTCTCCAGTAGATGGCTGCGGAACGATTCCTCGTCCTACTACGTCAGCCTTCCGTAGTCTCGATAGAGAAGATACGACAGGATTATTCCGTCGGAACTCTAAGCAAGTAGAGACGAGTCGATCTCGATCGTATTGGTTAAGCTCGACCTCCTCGGAACGAATAGGAGTAACTCCTCTCTTAGCTCTATATCGAGTATTCTGAACTGCGTCATAACCTTGGAAGGCTCGGACGAATTGCTTTATCGCGAAGGATACGCGACTAGGTTTTTTAGTGTTTTTATCCATTAAAGTTTCTAAGCGTAATCCTATTCTGACCTCTAGCTCCTAGAGTCCTATCCTTTAGCGCGATAAGCTTATCTAGCTTCTCTACTTGCGATATAAGATCTCCGACATCCGCTAAAGAGAAGCTCTGATCTCCGATACTATAAGATGTAACTCCGTCCTCCGCTAGTTTCATAATAGCTAGGAGGAGTTTATCGCGGATCGCGATTAGCTGCGCTGTAGTAGTAGTAGATGCCATCGTAGATCACGGAATGTCAACTTACACAAAAAAGCTCCGCTCGAATACGACGACGAGCGGAGCTTAACTTTTACTATACCTATTCCTACTTAGAGACGCTAGGTCTCTTAAAGAAAGCGAATTTATCGTCGTCGCTCGACTTACTAAATGTAGCTTTAAAGCTTACTAGATCTCCTCTGTCCACTTCGTCTAATTTCGAAGGAACGCTCCCCCAGCAGCTTCGTCCGTCGTCTAGTTCGACTAGCATCTTTAAGGAGGATCCGTAAGCGGAGTCTACCCACTTAGTAGACTTAATAACTCCAGAGACTTCGAAGCGTCCGTCCTTCCAACTAGGAGCGGACTCCTTCTTCTTATCTTCCTCGAGCTTCTTCTCGTAGATACTTCTAAGAGCTTCGATCGACTTCTCCGAGGATACGAGCCAAGAGTTAGCTAGATAGCTTCTAGAGCTATCCTTAGCGACGACTACTCCGTTATCGTCGAAGTCGCGAGATAATAGCTCGGATGCGACGCTCGCTAGGAAGCCGCCCTGATCCTTATTGAGAGATCTCAATAGAGAAGGACGGAGCTTCTCGCGTAGATCCTCGAGCGAGTCGAGTTCCTCGCGGAACTTCTCTAGCTTCTTAGAAAGCTCGCTCTCCGCTTTTAAGAGATCGCGCTTTTCTCGAGCGATACGACGCTTATCGTATTTAGCGAAAGCTTCCTCCGTGTATCCTTTGATCTTGTAAGGAGTTCCGACTCCGTCTCCTCCGCAACCGAAGCAGACCCCTGTGTGAAAGCCTCCTCGCCAGATTCCGCTGCCTCCGCAGCGGACGCAGTCTTGAGGTTCTTTCCACGTCGCGATTCCTGTCGAAGTCTCCTCGAAGGAAAAGGAGGATTTACTAGGAGCGACTTCTTCGCCGCAATTATTGAGATAGGTTTTCATTTGTCGTATTATTGAGATTAAAAAAAGTCTCCTCGCTCCGAAGAGCGAGGAGGATTAGGATTTAGGCGAAGAGCTTCTTAAATTCGGAAGCTTTAATTCTCTTCCCGTCGATGTAGCAGAGAGCTGGGAACTGGTCGAAAGGTTTTCCGTTAGCTGACCAATTCTGTCTCATAGACTGTTTGATACTTACGTTCTTTCCGTCCTTAACTCCTTCGACGAAGAACTCGAAGAATCGGTTACCTGAGATAAGCTTAGAGCTTTCTAAAGCTCCTAGCTTCGAGTCGATCTTAGCGATAAAGGTTTCGATTACGTTAGTAGCGTAACGAGAAGCTCCGCTCTCGATACGCTCTACGTTTATAAGTCTACGAGCTTTAAACGAATTGGATCCGTCTTCCGATTTAGTCATCGAGTAGAGAAGATTAGCGTCGTAATACATTGTGTCGCGATAATCTAATCTACCGTTATCGCCTAGAAGACGAGTAAGGAGATCTGTGTAATACTCGACGTAATGCTCTTCTAGAGAAGGGCGTAGCGTTTCGAGAGAGGAGCGGAGTTCGTTAGTTTCGTTATTCATTAGTCGTATTTTTTAGGTTATAGTTCGAGTCGAGTAGCGCCTCGATGACTACATAGAGAAGGAGGAGAGATACCTCGTCAAGGCTCTTTTCTCATTTTTTTCTCTTTTTATTAGTCCTCTAGCTACGACCAGTATCCTGTCGCGCTCTTAGTCCTAGTAGCTGGATTCTTCTTAGGCCTCTTAGCTTCCGCTTCCGATAAGATCTGATCTCTATCGATTCGAGCTATTCCGATAAACTTAGAGAGAGCGCGAGCTAGGATCTCGCAGTCCCAGAGGTGGTCTCCTTTTCTACGCTTTAGCTTCTTAACTACTTTGATATGTCCGCTCCGATCCGTCTCCTTAGTCCAGTAAGTCGAGAAGAGCTGATCATAGTATAACTTCGGCGTGTCCGTAAAAGTAAAGAAGCCCGAGATCTGCTTAGATCTCAATCGAGCCATGTCCTCCTCATATATGCTCTTATTAACGTGAAGATAGCGGATCTTCGATCTACCGCCTCGTCCTTTAGTATCTCCAGTAAAAGGATCCTTCATCTGGAGACGATACGGCTGGTCGCCTTGCAAGTTCTTCCATCCTCGAGATCCGAACCAACGAGAGCGACGACGAAAGACTTCCTCGTAGACTTCGGAGGTTCTATCTCCAGCGCAGTCGATTATAGCCGCGTGACACTTGTGTCGGTCGTAAGCTAAATCTAACTCCGAGAAGGAAGCGACTTGGCCGAAGTCTATTAAGT